TCGGACCGATGCGCTTCATGCGCGGGCGGGTGAGTCGGACGAGGGTCAATCACATCACGCACACAACGCAGCATCCGCTGCGTGGAGATCACAATGCTCAAGACCATCACGGTCGAGGCTTTGCAGAAGCACCTGCAGGCACTCGCGAATCAGGTCGGCGCAAAGCGATATGAGGCAGCCAAGAATCTTGTCTTGGAAGGTCTCGTGATCGTGGACGCTGAGGGCAACCCCGTCGATCCCGACAACATCGAGTACAAGGTCACTCTGGCGCCTATGGCGGCAAGTGAAGAGGACGCGATGAAGCCGGAGGACGAGGAGAAGCCCAAGATGGAAGCCGAGGAGGACGAGGACGAGGACAAGCCCGTCAAGTCGCTCGTCGCCGAGGCTGTCAAGGCACTCAAGGCGGAGACGCATGTCGCCGCTTCACACCCAATCGCAACAAAGGAAACCAACATCATGGACATCTCTCAACCGCTTGCTCGGAGCAAGCACTTCCAGACCAGCGAGGAAGCCTACGGCTTCGGTCGCTTCGTTCTCGCCTGTCGCGGTCACATCAAGAGCCGCGAATGGTGCGTGGAAAAGGGTCTCATCACGAAGGATCATCTGTCGAGCAACAACACGCTCGGCGGCTACCTCGTGCCTGACCAGTTCAACAACACGCTCATCAACCTTCGCGAACAGTTCGGCATCTTCCGTCAGAACGCGAATGTGCTCTCGATGGAGCGTGACACGCTTCAGGTGCCGCGTCGCGTCTCGACGCTGACCGCGTCCTTCGTGGGCGAGGCTGCAGCGGCGAGCGAGACGCAGCAGAACTTCGATCTCGTGACGCTCGTCGCGAAGAAGTCGGTCGTGCTCACCCAGATCAGCGGCGAACTCGCCGAGGACAATGTGGTGAACCTTGCCGACCAGATCGCAGGCGAAATGGCGTACGCGCAGTCAAAGTTGGAGGACGAGTGCGGCTTCATCGGCGACGGCACATCCACCTACGGCGGCATCGTCGGACTGGCGAATGCTGTCAACGCCACATCGGGCGTAAGCACCGCATCAGGCACGGCGATGACGAGCATCACGATCGCGCAGGTCCGTGACGCGATGGGCAAACTGCCTCAGTACGCGGACAACGCGAACACGAAGTTCTACATGCACCGCACCGTGTTCAACGCGCTCTGCCAGCGTCTCGCTGAGGCGGCAGGCGGCGCGTCTGTGGTGGAGATCGGAGACGGCGCAAACAAGTTGCGCTTCCTCGGGTATCCAGTTGTTCTCGCGCAAGTGATGAACAAGACCACAGGCAACGGCAACATCATGTTCCACTTCGGCGATCTTCGTCAGGCATCACTGCTCGGCGACCGCAAGCAGAATCAGATCGCGTTCAGCGACTCGGCATCCTCGTCCTTCGAGGCTGACCTTGTCACCGTGCGCGGCATCTCTCGCTTTGACATCGTCAACGCCAACTGCGGAACAAGCAGCGCAGCAGGTTCCATCGTTACGCTCAAGGCTGGAGCCTAATACAAGAAAGGAAAGAACCCATGTTTTCATTACAAGGTGTCAAGCATCAAAGCCTCGTTTCACCTCGAACCTGTGCAACCAACGCAACGATCACGAGTCTCGCCGTCGATACGAGTGGTTTCAGCGAACTGCAGATCTGTGTGATGCGCCAGTCGCACACCGCAACCAATGCGGGCTTCTCGGCTCTCACCATTCAGCAGTCGGACGACACGGTCGCGACCAACTTCGCGACTGTGACTGGTCTCGTGGCTGGCACGGATTACACCGTGACAGCCGCGATCGGCGGCACAGACACAACGATCACCAATGTGGCGTTCGTTGCGAATGTCGATCTCCGTGGCAAGAAGAGGTACTTCCGCGTCCTGCTCACGCCGGCAACGGCTTCCGCATCGGTGGCGGCTCATGTCATCCTCGCACGAGGATCACAGAGCGCACTCGACTCGGCGGCTGGCGCGGCTCAGTTCGTGCAGCAACCCGACTGATCTCAGCATCAGTTTCACCTTTTCAGGCACGCCCGCATCGCAAGGTGCGGGCGTGTCCTTTTTTTCGCTGCTAGTATCCGCACCATGAAAATCGACATCGGCTGCGGGACACAACGGTACGAGGGATACACACCACACGACTGGAGCCTCGATCACGACGCTCGCTACCTGCCGTACGAGGACAACAGCCTCGAAGAGGTGCGAGCATCGCATGTGCTAGAGCATCTGCCCAAAGGCGATGTCGAGGAGACGCTGCGGCACTGGGTGAGCAAGATCAAGCCGGGCGGCATCCTGCGGATCGCCGTGCCCGACTTCGACGAGATCGTGCGGCTCGCTGCGCTCGACCGTGACAGCGAGGACGAGTCGAAGCCTCCGTTCCCGTGGGAGTCGTACATCATGGGCGGACAGACCACACCGTACGACTCGCACCGCACGCTGTGGAACTACCCGAAACTCAAGCACGCGATGGAGCAGCAGGGGCTGATCGACATCACGGAGTGGAAGAACGACTACTCGGGAACCAACTCCACGAAGCGCGAATGCTCCGACCATGTGTTCTCGCTGAACCTCGCAGGTCGCAAGCCTGGCGTGGCGGCGCACGATGCGCCTCCGCCGAAGTACCCCGACATGCGAGCGGTGATGACGATGCCTCGACTCGCGTGGACCGACAACATGTTCTGCGTGTCGCAGGCGTGCATGAAGATCGGCATCGAGGTGCAGAACTCCATCGGCGTGTTCTACGGGCAGGGCATCCAGCGCGTGCTCGAATCGTGCGTGGCGGCTGAGAATCTCAAGTGGGCACTCACGATCGACTACGACTCGATCTTCGACTGGAAGGACATCGTGTGCCTGCGGCAGATCGCGGAGGACGCGGGACTCGACGCGATCGCACCGATGCAGGCAGGGCGCGAGCGCAATGTCGCGCTGTTCAACACGGTCGCCGAGGACGGCAGCGTGCAGCCGGCAAGGGCGGAGGACTTCGCGAAGCCGTGGTTCCCCGTCTCGACGATGCACTTCGGGCTCACGCTCATCAGGCTCGACACGCTCCGCAAGATGCCGAAGCCGTGGTTCAAGAGCGACCCTGCGCACGATGGCACATGGAACGACGGTCGCATGGATGACGACATCTACTTCTGGCGCAAGGCGAAGGAGAACGGGTGGAAGATCGGCGTGTCGCCGAAAGTCCACATCGGGCATATCGAGTGCATGATCTCGTGGGTGACACCTGACAAGGGCAAGGAGTACCAGTCGATGTTCTCCTGGCTGCGCGGTGGCAAGCCGTGGTATGTCCGCAACCGCGAGCAGGTGTGGCGCATGCCGACATCGCTGCGACCGCCTGAAGCACAGGGATAGGATTCGGCATGGCAGTCGGCACCTACGCGCTCATCACCCTGCAGGAGTTGAAAGACCACCTCGGGATCACTGGCTCGACTGACGACACGGTGCTCGAGCGAGCAATCGACAGGGCGACGGCTCGCATCGAGTCGTACATGGGTCGCAACATCCTCGCACGCTCGTACGCGGAGTGGCACGGCGGGAACAAGGTGCGAGCGATCCGCACGAAGCAGTATCCGATCAACTCGGTGACGGGCGTGTTCACGGGCATCCGCACCGCGTTCACGGTGTCGAGCACGGTCGCAAGCGACCTGCGCGTCACGGTGAGCGTCAACAGCGAGGCGTACGGGACAGGTGCGCCGGGGCTCGTGATCTCGCGGACGACAAGCGGCGGCGTGACCACGACGAGCACGCTTGCGTTCTCAACCTATCCCGATGTCACCTCGCTCGTGGCTGCGATCAACGCGCTGACGGGCGTGTCGGCGAGCGTGGTGTTCGCCTGCCGTACGGCGCAACTGCACCCGCGTGCCGGCGGCGACTGCCTCGTCGGTTCGGTCAATGTGCACTGCGCGGAGGTCGGCGCGGAGTATGTGTACGAGAGCGACACGGGCATCGTGCACATCCAGTCGGACGCTTTCCCGCTCGGCGACACCTACCTCGCTCGGTTCCCTGCCGCGTACCAGTCGGTGCTCATCGAGTACACGGCGGGCTACACGACAACGCCTGACGATCTCAAGGAGGCGGCGTGCGAAGTCGCCTCGATGCTGTACCAAAGCCGCAAGCAGGATCGCAGCCTGACGAGCGAGAGCCTCGGCGACTACTCGTACACAAGGGCGACGATGGTCGAGGTCAACGAGATGCTCGCCTCGCTGCTGAACGACTACCGAGAGGTCGTGTGAGCAACATACGCGGCATGATCGACAGGTACGGTGTGACCGTCACCCCGTTCACGCTCTCCGACAGCACGGTGGACGCGGGCGGCGCGGTGATCCGCTCGTGGACGGCTGGCAC